TTTAGACACTTTTGTGTTGACTTAAAGATTCATAGTATGTATTATTAAAGTATCCTAAAAGACACGGAGGTGTTAAACAATGAACAAAGCAAAACTTTATTCTGCTTTGGCGATGAAAGAGATGCATGTAAATTATTTTTTAAAAGAGTTAAACGAACATGGACTGAAACTTTCTAAAAGTGCCTATTATAGCAGGATTAGAGGAGAGCAAGAATTCGACATTAAAGAAATTAAGACTATAGTTAAAGTTCTAAATTTAACTAGAGACCAAATGAACGATATTTTTTTTTGAAGAATTAGTGTCATAAAAGACACATTGGAGGAGGTGGATTAATTGAACGAATTACAAAATGATCCAATTGAAATGTTCAGAACAATTAACGTTTTATTAAAAGTAATACAAAAAAACCCAAACCCACAGTTGATTGAGGCAACTGCGAATTTGGTCTTAGCTTACAAAGAAGTCACTAGATAAATTTTGGTGGTTCAGAACTAGTATTAAAATATTCTATCCAAACCACTCTGTCTAAATTAACGATGATCTTTTCAGGTTTTTCGACTTGAAGAATACCTGCGATTGAAGGTGTGTTTTCTAAAACTTCAACTTTATCGCCATTATCTAAGTGAAGTTTTAAAGACATATCCTCGTATCGATCCAGAAATTGTCGGATGTTATCAATGTTCACAATATCACCTCCTTTTATAAGGAGTATAGCAAAAAGGAGCATAAACGATTGAAAGAATTACAACTCAGCAACGACTTAACCACAATAGAAACGGAAATCAAGAGTTATCAAAATATTGCAGGTCAGTCTATTTTCGAGATTGGTCGAAGATTGAAACATGTTAAAGAAAATGACTTAGCACATGGTGAGTGGTCTGAATGGTTGCAATCAATAAATATGAGTAGAGGGCAAGCAACTAAATTTATAAAAGTAAGTGATGAATTCTCAAATGATTCACCGGTGAACCATTTAGGGATTAAAGCATTATATTCTTTAGCGACCATTCCCGAGGAACAACGAGAGGAAGAATTTGAAACATCTTCTGGCGAAATGAAAAAACCTATAGATATGACAAATAGAGAATTAGAAGACTTAAAACGTCAACTCAAACAACGTGATGAACAAAACGCACAACTCCAATCACAAGTGGAACAAGCACAACGTTCAGAGTCAATTGCACGTAAGAAACTCGAAGATGAACAGAATAGAGAACCTGAAGTGATTGAGCGAGAGGTTATCAAAGAGGTTATACCTGATGAAATTCAGCAACAACTCGAACAATTCAAGCAAAAATTCGAACGTGAAAATAACAATGCTAATGAACTTAGAGATGAATTGCAGCGATATAGAAACAGTTTCAGCGACCCTAACCAAGCATACGAAGAAAAAGAATTAACGAGGTTAGAACGTGAATCAAGTATCAACGCACACAAGATATCAATTAGTATTCAGAACTTCATCAAAGAAAATTCGGTTGAGACATACAGACTAGATACAGTCATCAAAGCGAATACGAAATCGAAAGAAAGACTACAAGAAAATGTAGCATTACTGAAAGAATTTACAACCAATTTAGAAGCAATGTTAAACGGAAGAATCGTCGTAAATTAGGAGGAAAGCAATGCAAGAAGAAAAACAAAAAGTCATCTATTACTACTATGACAAGAAAGGTAATAGACGACTAATATTTGTATCTAATGAGTTAGTAGATAATTATGACCACTTGATTGAACGCTTTCCACAAATTAATAAAAACTTATATGTCTTAATTAATGGATTAGAGTTCAAATTACTGTAAACCAAACATTTGTTTAGCAACAGATGTAGCGAGCTGTTGTAGTACTGGAATAGATACCGAATGTATATAGAAAAATTATAACAGAAAGAAGGAATTCAAAATGGCAAAGCGTAAAGATGAATTAATTTTTTTACAAAATCATATTAAACAAACGAATGAACAAGGGCAACAGTTAGAACAAATCATTGAAAGAATGTTAGATATGGAAGATCACGTTGAAAATCGAGTGTCATATGTAGAAGATATGGTAGAAGAAATCAAGAAAGAAGTACCTATAACTTATGAACAGCAAAAGGAACTGCAGTCAATTGTTCAGTCAAAAGCAAACCAATTTACAAGAGAGTATTACAAAAATGGTATTCCAGTAGATATGAAGTACCAAAATGAATTATTCAAAAAGAAAAAAGGACAATTTATTCGTGCAATGTGGACACGCTTAAAAGAGTATTTCAACGTCCCGAGATACACAGCAATTCAAAAAGTTGATTATGACCGTACTAAACAATTTTTGATAATGATTGCGTTTAAAGATTTCAAGCCCAACGAACTTGAAGATAAAGCAAGTTGGAATATCCCTGGTTTGATATAGAAATGAATTATGGGGCAAAGAAAAGAATTTTTAGAGGATAAGATTTACCTAATAAAAAGAGATTCCTAATCACACTTTTACAAGTGAAGAGGAAACTCTAATGGAAATTTAATCTTCTAATAAATCAAGATTCTTTAACAATTTTTCAATCATCTTGTCATTAGCAAGTGCGAAAGATTCAAAATAGTTATTTGCTATGACATTAGGGTTTTCACTATCCCTTTCTAGAAACATTTCAGCAAATGTTTCTTCGGCATAATCATTTCTTTGATTAATCAGCTCAGATAATTCTTCTTTCGTAATCTTATTCATTATAAAACCCCCTTTGCCATTCATTATACATGAAAAGATAAAGAAGTAATAATCGAGTTAAAAATTAATTTTAGACGAAAGAATAATAATAGATTAGGAGATATAAACATGATTAAAAACTCACTTCAAGCAAAAGAGTTAGCGCAAATATTATCAGTTTCTAAATCAAAAGCATCATTAATAATCAGAGAGCTCAATCAAGAGCTAGAAGAAGAAGGTTACATTGCAATAAGAGGAAAGATACCTATTCAATTAGTTAGAGAAAAATTTCCTTATCATAATATTTCTGATGAGGTGTTGAAAGAATTGGAGAGAACAAAATGAAGTACTTACTAAGTTACATGACGATGTTTAACGCAATGATAATAACATTAATGTTAGGTGCTGGTTTCACGACAGTATTAGGAATTTCGATGTTCGCTTTAATTTTTAGTTCGTTCTTTTGGGAGAAATGGCTAAATGTAACTAAAAAAACTAGTAGACGTAATAACGTCTACCAGTAAGAGAAAGAGACAGTATTAAAATACTATGAATTAATTAAACCAAAAAAGGTGATGATAAGTCAATTATGAATTCACAATTATTATTAGATACATCGAGAATACTGAATGAACTTGTTATGTATAGCAATCAAAATGTGGAAGTTGAATTTAAAAAATACAATGACGGTAATGTAGTTTGTGAGTTTTGGCACTATTCAAGCCATTATCAATATGGGTGTCAAAGTCTTAAATTTAGAAACATTGATTCTATTAATAAAATGAAACAAAAGCTAGAAGTTGCTAAAAAAGTAATTGCAGGGGAGTGTCTAATCGATGAGCAACTTATTTGAATTAAAAGATAATTATCAACAAGTTTATGACCTTATCGCTGAACAAGAAGATGAACAAATTTTAAAAGATACGCTAGCAAGCATAAACGATGCAATCGAAGAAAAAGCAGATGGATATGTAGCAGTTATTAAGTCTTTAGAAGCAGATAACAATGCTATAGACGAAGAAATAAAGCGTTTAAGACAACGTAAAACTTCTAATCAAAACGGTGTCAAACGTTTAAAAGAAAGTTTACAGGAAGTTATGGAGCAGACAGGTAAAGAGAAGTTTAAAACTGCGCTTAATTCGTACAGCATCGCTAACAATCCACCTAGTTTAGATGTTACAGATGAAAGTTTAATACCTAAACAATACTACATCGAACAGCAACCAAAGCTAGACAAAAAAGAGTTATTGAAAGCTATAAAAGGCGGTTTAGAACTCAAAGGAGTAGAACTAAAACAAAGTAGAAGTTTGAGGGTAAGATAGATGACTGAAGAAAAACAAGAGCAAGATATCCTAACTCAACTAGGGGTTAAAGATATCAGCAAACAAAATGCTAACAAGTTTTATAAATTCGCTATCTACGGAAAATTCGGTACAGGTAAAACGACCTTTTTAACCAAAGATAACAACGCGCTTGTGCTTGATATTAATGAAGATGGAACAACAGTTACAGAAGATGGCGCAGTAGTACAAATCAAAAACTACAAACACTTTGCTTATGTAATAAAAATGTTGCCTCAAATTATCGAAAAACTTAGAGATAACGGAAAGAAAATCGATGTCATAGTAATCGAAACGATACAAAAACTTCGTGACATCACTATAGATGACATCATGAACGGTAAGACTAAGAAACCGACATTTAATGATTGGGGAGAATGTGCGACACGTATTGTGCATATGTACAGATATGTTTCTAAGTTACAAGAACAATATCAATTCCATTTAGCAATAAGCGGTCATGAAGGTATCAACAAAGATAAAGACGATGAGGGCAGCACGATTAATCCCACTATCACGATTGAGGCACAAGATCAAATAAGAAAAGCAGTTGTAAGTCAATCAGATGTTTTAGCAAGAATGACAATTGAGGAGCATGAGAAAAACGGACAAAAGTCATATGAGTATGTACTTAATGCTGAACCCTCTAATTTATTTGAAACCAAAATAAGACATGTAAGCAATATAACAATTAACAATAAGAAATTTGTAAACCCAAGCATTACAGACGTTGTACAAGCAATCAGAAATGGAAATTAAAAATAACTAATAAGGACGGTATAAAATTATGAAAATCACAGGACAATCACAACACACTAAAGAAACTAATCAAGAAGCATTTATAAAAGGTGGAGACTTCTTAGGAGCAGGAGAATTCACAGTTAAAGTTAAAGATGTTGAATTTAATGACAAAGAAGGAAGATATTTCACTATCGTATTTGAAAATAACGAAGGTAAACAATACAAACATAATCAATTTGTACCACCATTCCAACAAGACTTCCAAGAAAGACAGTACATTGAATTATTAAGCAGACTAGGAATTCAACTTAATTTACCTGATTTAACTTTCGATACAGACAGATTAATTAACAAAATAGGAACAATCGTACTTAAAAATAAATTTAACGAAGATGAAGGAAAGTATTTCGTTAGATTATCTTTTGTAAAAGTTTGGAACAAAGGTGACGAAATCGTAAATAAACCCGAACCTAAAACTGATGAAATGAAACAACGTGAACAACAAGCTAACGGACAGCAAACGCCAATGACAAAACAAGATAATCCGTTTGCAAATGCTAATGGACCAATTGATATTAGTGATGATGATTTAGCTTTCTAGGACGTGATTAAATGCAGCTTATTACAAGATACTAGCGAGATAACGACGGTACTTATTCCGTCGTTGCTACTGGTGTTGAATTAGAACAAAGTCATATCGATTTGTTGGAAAATGGTTACTCACTCAACGCAGATATAGAAGTGCCAGACCACGAAAAGATAACTCATAAACAACGCAGAACAATTTTCTTGTTATGCGAAGATATTGAATTACATTTAGGTCAACCTAAAGAAGCTATGAGGCAAGATTTTCAATTCGAATTAGAAATAATGAATGGCTATGATTCTATTAGTTTAAAGAATTGTTCTAAAAAAATAGCAAGAGAATTAATCGAAATGATTATTGCTTTTATGTTTCATCATCAAGTTCCTATGAGATTAAAGACGAGTAAGTTGATGAAAGAAGATAAGAGTTATCTATATTGGTCAACGATTAACAGAAATTGTGTGATATGCGGCAAACCTAATTCAGACTTAGCACACTTTGAAACAGTAGGTAGAGGTATGAACAGGAACAAGATAGACCACTACGATAAATACGTATTAGCGTTATGTCGTAAGCACCATACAATTCAACATCAGATGGGGATAGACAGTTTTAACAAATATTACCAATTACAAGATAGTTGGATAAAAGTTGATGATAAATTAAACGCCATCCTGAAAGGAGAGAAAAATGTATGAAAAAACGTGATCATATCATTTATTTATCGATACTGATCCTAAGTTTAATAGCGGTTGTTCTTTCAATTGTTTCTCTTTGTAATTAGTAATATAAACACCTTTACTAGTATAAATTTCAA